GTCTAAAACTTACTAACGATCAATTGATAGCTACTGATGCTGACCAAGCGTATTTTAAATTTCAAACAGATGCTACTAACTCAGAAGCATTTACTGATTTCACTAAACTGCATTTTGTACACTCAGTCGCTGGAACTGATTTTATTTCGCAACTGCCTATAACAGTAACTGCTAATACTACTTACCATTTAAAAGTGGTTATTGACAGTGACAGAAAATTAACAATCTTTGTTGATGGTACACAGTACGACATTACTACTACAGCTGGTTCAACAGGCGGAACAGCAGTATCTGCTGTAGCCGAAGGTGCAGCAGCAGTTTTATCTGGCGCTCTAACTGACAATGTTGATTTTATTCCTTACATTGGAATAGAAGCTGGAGCTGCGGCGGCTGAAGCACTTGATGTTCATTATCAAGCAATCAACAGAATCATATTTGAATAGGGAGTAACTTATGTCTACAAGACTAACTGGCTCAGATGTAAAGGCAGTCTTTTTGACTGCCGATACACAAGCTTTAGATGCTGATGGAATATCAGCAGCAGCATCCGTTGGAAATAATGCAGCACTTACTATAGGTGGTGCGTTAGCTGACGGAGGCTCTTGTACTTTTGATGCAGGCAGAATTGTAACGATTCTTTCTGCTGGTAATGATGCAGCTAAATCATTTACTGTAGTAGGTACTGATGTAAATGGAGATGCTCAAACAGAATCCATAACAGGTGCAAATGCTGGTACTGCTACTGGTGGTGTGCATTTTAAAACCATTGCTTCAATAACAGCAGTTGGCAATCCAGCAGGTAATGTAAGTGCCGGAGTCAATGCTTCAGCAGCTGATGTTATTTTTGCAGGTAGAAGTAGATTACAAGGCATTAACATGGTTTGTTCTGCTACAGCAGGCAACATAGATTTTTTAAAAACTTCTCCACAGGGAACAAGTTTATTTAAGTTGGGGTCTGTAGCGTCTGCTACTGTAACAAGAGATATTACTGTTCCAGACAATGGAATATTGTTTGATAACGGTATTTATATTCAATACACGGTATCTACTTTTGGAACAATGACTGCTTTTCATGCCTAAAAGTGGCTGACAGAAAACCAAAAAAGGCTATACCCAAAACCACCAGAAAAGGTGGAAATTACCGATCTACAAAAAGTGGAGCGGGCATGACTGCAAGGGGTGTGGCAGCTTATCGAAAAGCCAATCCCGGCTCTAAGTTAAAAACGGCTGTGACGGGAAAAGTTAAAAAGGGTAGCAAGGCTGCAAAAAGGCGCAAGTCTTATTGTGCAAGGTCTTTGGGTCAACTAAAGAAAAGCTCTGCTAAAACTAGAAATGATCCTAATTCAAGAATTAGGCAAGCAAGAAAAAGGTGGAAGTGTTAAATGGCAATACCAGACAATGTAAAAAATCCAAGTTTATACAGCAAAGCTAAGTCTAAGGCTAAAGCTAAGTTTGATGTGTACCCAAGCGCATACGCAAATGCGTACATGGTTAAAGAGTATAAAAAGATGGGCGGTCAATACAAAAACAAAGGTGGAATTATGGAAAAAAATTTAAAACCAATACCAGCAGACAACAAAGGTTTGCCAAACTTGCCAAAAAAGGTAAGAAACCAGATTGGTTTTATGAACAATGGCGGTGGAGTTAAAACAGGTGCCGGAATGAAAAGTTTTATAGCCCGTGGTTGTGGAGCTGTGATGGATGATCGCAGGAAAAAAACCAAAATGCGTGGCAGGTAATGGGTCTTCGCCGTTGGTTCGCTGAAGAATGGGTTGATATTGGCTCAAAGAAAAAAGGCGGTGGTTATAAATCTTGTGGCAGAAAATCTACCAAAGGCTCAAAAAGAAAATACCCAAAATGTGTGCCTAAATCTAAGGCACAGTCTATGTCTAAATCACAAATAAAATCAGCAGTTACAAGAAAAAGAAGCAAAAAACAGGGCGTAAAAGGCAAACCAACCAACGTAAGTACATTTGCAAAGTAGTGGAATTATCACAAATTAAAGAAGAGATCAGGGCTTGGTCTAAAGAAGTCTTAGAAGACAGTCAGGACAATCATCCAGTGTGTCCCTACGCCAACAAAACTTGGCAAAATAATTCTGTAAAAATAATTAAATCCGATGATATGCAATGGCTAGATTTAATTAAATACAGTGACAATTTTCCAAAAGAAATTGACGTTGCGATTTACTGTGATTTTAATGTAGATTTGTTGCTAGAAGTTTTTAACGAAAGAATAAACATGATGAATGTTTTTTTAAATAAAAAAAATTTATGGGTAATGGGCTTTCACCAAGACCACGAAGAGAAAAGCGTGTTAAGCCAAAAGGATGACTTTGAGCCTTTATACGAAGAAAGTTACAATATGGTTTTTGTGCAAAGATTAGATACTTTAAACATTGCCTCTGAAAGATTGGAAAAAATAGGTTATTATAATAATTGGAACGAAGATGAGTTCCAAAAAATTTTAAATCGTAGGAATTAATTATTAAAAAATAAGGTATCATAAACATTAGCTTTAATTGGCTGTATTTAAACACAGGAGTTTACAATGGGATTATTTAAAAAAGCATTTAAAAAAGCAAAGGGAAAATCAATTGCACGCAAAGCATCGGGTAAAATGGGCAAAGGTCTTTTTGGAAAGGTTGCTTCCAAGGCTGTTCGTAAATTAGAAAATCAGTCAGGCAAAGGCTCAATGGCACGCAAAGCATCGGGTAAACTGGGAGGCAAAGGTCTTGTTGGAAAAATTCGTTCCAAGGCTCTTCGTAAATTAGAAAATCAGTCGGGCAAAGCAAGAACGCCATCATCAGGCGGAATTTTTGGGTCATTGCGAAAATTAAACAAAGAAAAACCTGCGTCAATGAAGTCTACACGATCTTCAATGCCCGCAAGAGGAAGAGGCATGTCAGGGTCAAATCAAAGAAAAGTTGCTATGTACAAAGATGGTGGCGATATAGTAGCCGGAGCATCTCAACAAAGAAGGGCAGCTCAAGGCGCTGAAGTTGTTAAATCAGGCATAAAGAAATTTGCAATGGGTGGCGCTGGTAAATCAGGCATAAAGAAATTTGCAATGGGCGGTGCTGGTAAATCAGGCATAAAGAAATTTGCAATGGGCGGTGCTGGTAAATCAGGTGTTAGAAAGTTTTCAATGGGCGGAGCCGGTAAGTCAGGCATTAAAAAGCTTGGAAGAGGCGGAAAACTTAAAAAATAAATTATGACAGTTTCAAGCTCTAAAAATTTCGAGTTAGAGGTAGCTGATTATATTGAAGAAGCATTTGAAAGATGTGGTCTTGAGTTACGCACAGCATACGATCTTAAAACAGCCAGAAGAAGTTTAAATTTATTGTTGGCTGAATGGTCTAACCGTGGATTAAACCAGTGGACTATAAGCCAAAAGACGGTTGCTTTAGTTTCAGGCACAACAACATACAATGTTGATTCGGTAAATAGCACGGCTGCTATTGATGTATTAGATGCCTTTGTAAGAGAAACCGTTAACAGTGAAAGCGTAGACCTGCAAATGACAAGGCTATCCAGAAGCGAATATTCTGCGGTTCCAAACAAATCAGTAACAGGTAAGTCTTTGCAATTTTTTGTTGATAAACAATTGTCTCCAACCATAAGCGTTTACCCGGCTCCTGATGCCTCAAGTAAATACACTGTTTACATGAACGTCTTGACAAGAATGGATGACGCAGACTCAGCAACCAATACGCTTGATATACCTTTTAGGTTTTATCCTTGCTTGGCAGCAGGTCTTGCTTACTACCTATCTATTAAAAAAAGCCCAGAAAGAACCGCGCTACTCAAACAAATTTATGACGAAGAATTTTTTAGAGCTATGGAGCAAGATGAAGACAGGGCATCGGTCAGAATTACTCCCGATGTTTCAAGTTACAACATTGCATAATGGCTTTTGCATCTAGTAAAAAAGCATACGGAATATGCGATAGATGTGGCTTTAGATATGGTCTTGCAGATTTAAAAAAAGAATGGAACAAATTAAAAACTTGTTCTGAGTGCTGGGAATCAAAACATCCACAACTAACTCCAACAAAAAAATTAATTGACCCGCAAGCAATTAGAGAGCCAAGACCCGATGTGAGTGTAGTGCCATCAGCTTTTACGGTTTACACTAATCATGACCTTGGTATCATAGGGTCAGTTTTAACTACTCCTAGCGCTATGACAGGCTCAGTTGGTTTTTTATTCGGGTATGACCCTACGCCAACACCGTCTCCTTCGCCAACGCCATCACCATCGCCATCGCCTTCGCCTTCGCCATCGCCTTCGCCATCTATTACTACTTATACAGTTACGGTGGTGGGAGGCAATCCTGCAAATCATCCTTACTACAACTTTGGCTCTGCAAATAAATATGCTATTAATGGCTCAACTGCAACTGCTGATGTAACTTTAAGTTTAACAAAAGGACAAACATATAGATTTGATCAATCTGACTCCTCAAATGGTGGACATCCTTTAAGACTTTCTACAACTGCTAATGGAACTCATAGTGGTGGTTCAGAATATACAACAGGAGTTACAACCAATGGAACACCGGGCAGTTCAGGTGCCTACACACAAATAGAGGTGGCACTTTCAGCGCCTACACTGTATTATTATTGTACTAATCACTCAGGTATGGGGTGGACAGCAAATACTGTGTAATTATGAGCTTTACTTTATCTACATTAAAAACAGCAATCAAAGATTACTTGGAAACTGAAGAAACAACTTTTGTTACACAACTTCCAACTTTTATACAGCAAGCAGAAGAAAGAATTTTAAAATCAGTACAGCTTCCAGACCAAAGAAAAAATGTGCAAGGAAACTTAACTACAAGCAATAGATTTCTGGCTACACCGTCTGACTA